TATTTAATTCTGATAACATAATTCTTTGGATTCGATCAATTGTACGAGCAAATCTAATGTCTTCAGCTGCTAATGTAGCTTTACCTTCTGTTGTTTCATCATATCCTAAAAATGCTTTAGGTATTTTAAGTGCTGCAAATAATTTATCTCTTAAATATTCTACATCTTGAATACCATCATATGATAAACCTGGTGTAGTATCAATTTTAGTTGCATTATCATTACCTCTAACTGGGATGTAAAAATCTTCAAGCATATTTTGCATGTTATACTTTAAATTATACTCACCTGTTTTTTCATCCATCATAGGGGTACGTTTCATATTTGAAATAGTTTTCTGCATAAATGCTTCTATTTCATTTGGAGGTATAGAACCAACGTTAATATAAAATACTCTTTTTTCTGGTGCACGAGCAATCCTATGAATTAACATCGCGTCTTCCATTAATGTATATTGTTTAAATAATTTTCTAGCTGGCTCGATATATGATCTACCATATGGAAGATAATTAACATCACCTACCATTCTAAAGTGAGCCATTTCATAATTGTCATAAGTAATACCCCCTTGATCTAAATCAGGATTATTATTCATGTTTGGCACATTATAGTAACCATAAGAACCACCTGCAAAACCATCTGGGTTCCATCTATATTTTACTTCTGCTGGATTTTCTGGATTAAAACCTTCTTGTCTTTCTATATGATATGCTGTATAAGGTATTACATTAAATACCCCAAATTTTTCTGCTATTTCTAATTTTAAGAAAAAATCACCATATTTACACATTTGTCTAACCCACATCCAAAGATTAAATTCAATATTTAATACATCATAAAATAAATTATAAAGTATTTTTTGTAAATCTTCATTTGAGCTTCTAATTTGAAGCACTTCACCCATATCATTTTTTAATGTTGATTCATCAGCAATAATATCTAATGCAGAAGCAATAATTGCATCTTGATCCATTAAATCATATTCTGAGTATAGTTGGGTTCTTAAGTATTGATAATTTAAATTAAATTGAGCACCATATAAAGATGATGGAGCTGTTGAATAAACTCTATTAAACCTATCTATTAATGAATTCGTTTCATATTCTCCACTTGCTTGAATATGTCCTGAATCTATAGTTTTTACTTGATTTCCACCGACGTTTCTAATTACTACATCAGTTGAAAATAATCTCTGTAATCTTGAAAATATGCTTGTGTTAGCCATTTTGTATATAGTTATTGTTATAAATATTAATTATAGGAGCCAATCAATGTTCTCCTTACCATGTTCTGTATCTAAATTGTAAGGATTACGAATTTTTGACGTTCCTCCATAACTTCCTTGATAAGGTGTTCTATTAACTGACATATTATTTAACGAACTTTTCGTTATGTCTATTCCTCTTTGTCTAAATTTTAATGCTGTGTCTCTAATGTACATAGAAATGCTAAAAGCCATTACTAAATCATCATTATACCCAGATTGTGCTTCTGGTCTTCCATTACGCCAAATAAAAGTTTTCATTTCTTCTATTAATCTCTTGGATTGTATTGTTACGCCTTTATCACTTAAATATTCTTGAAACTTACCTATTACCATAGGTCTTGTTCTTGATGACATAGTAAACCCAGGAACCATTTTTGAATGGTCTTGATACTTATCAAAGTAAGAATTTACATTTACTTGATCTGTTTTTTGTGAATAATAAAGATTTGTGTAATTTCTATCTATTACTACTTGGATAGTAGCCCATCCAATATTAGCATTTTCTATTACTAATAAAGCTTCATTATATTCCGTAGCTATGCCTACTAGCATATGCCCATATTCTTTAGTACCTAATTGTCCTTTATATTCAGCTACTTGTACATTTGTTTCTACATCAATTACATGGAATGCTGAGTAGTCTTTCCCATCACCTCTAGATACATCAGCTACAACCATGTAACTTCTGGTATAGTCGGGAGATTCCCACACCCATAAATTTTGATCTGTACCTCTTTTTTCTAATGGTTCTTTTATATAAGTTTTTTCATAAAAATCTATATATTCAGGGTAAAATACAATATCACCAGAAGTACTAAAATCACAATCACATTCTTGTGCTGCCATTCTAGGATCACCTAATAATTCATCTTGTTTTTTTCTCCAAGCATCATCTCTATCGGGGTGTACATACCAAGGTAATTTAATAGGTAAAAAATCATTTTCAGCATTTTCAGCTCTTGTCCATGTTTGGTGAAACCAATTACCTGTACCATAAGGGGTAGATAATGCTATACAACCACCACCCGTTGCTAGTGTTTGTTGTGCTGATGCCCAAATTTCTCCAATATTATCAATAAAAGCTGCTTCATCAATTAATAGTAAAGATACTGCTTCTGATCTACCTGCATCACTTGAAGCTGAAGTGGCTTTAATTTGTGATCCATTTGATAATCGAAGATTTAATTTATTATTTTCCGCTGCTTCAATTTTAAGCCAAGATGGTAAATTTTCATACATAAATTTTACCTTTGTAACCATGTTTTTAGCCGTTTCTTGCTTTGTTGCTATACAAAGTATATTTTTATCTTTATGAAATGTCATCATCCATAAAGAATAACCAGCACCTAAAGTAGATATACCCAACTGTCTAGATTTTAAAACTATACTATATGGGTTATCTCTAAATAATTTAAGTACTTTTTCTTGGAAAGGATATAAATTAAATTGTATGCGTCCACGTTGTGGATGCTGTATATAACAATATTTACGCATAAAATGCACAGGATCTTTAGCACATTTTAAATATTCTTGACGTATTACTTTTTTTAAATCAGCCATATTATTTTGCTAGTAGTAATATACCTGCGGCAACTAAAATTCCAGCTCCAGTTGTTAATTTAGTTTTTACTTTTTGTTTTTTTAAATCCGATTGTAATCTATCTGATAATTCTTTAGATAATTGGAGTTGGTCCGATTGGGTACTTAACATACTTTCAAAATTTATAACTTTTTTATTTAAATTAAATATAACACTATCTTTAAAATTTACTTTTGTTTCTAGTAATTTTACTTTTTGTCGTATTAAAGGCAATTCGCTTTTAGCACCATCACCAGTTATTAAATCTTTAATTACTAAACGAACTATCGGTTTTTTTAATTGAATCGATGTACTGTCTATAACGTTCTGTGAAAAACCTTGTAAGCTCATCGTCATTAAAATTATCAACGGAATTAACTTTTTCATTTACTTTATATTTTAAAGTGACAATCTTTTTATCTTGTTGACCAATTTCTAGGTCTAATTTTACAATTTCTTGATTTAAAGTATCTATTTTAAATACTAAATCATCATTTATATGATGCAATGAATCAACTTTTGCTTCTAAAGCATCAATTTTAATATTATAGTCTTCAACATATCTTTCATCCCCTAGAAATACAAAATAAATTAATGCACTACCTAAAAGAAATATTAATCCATAACTAATAAATCTTTCTCTAGACAACATCTTTTTCTAATTTTGCAACTAAAGATTCTAACTCTTTCTTTTGTGGAGTTTTAACTTTTAAAATATCTTTAATTTTTTCTTTTTCTGCTTCGTCACCTGAACTATATTTACGAGCTAATGACTTCATTTCAGTTTCTATATTTTTTAATGCTTTAACTGCTAAATCTAATTTTTTAAATTTACCTCTAGCACCTTTAGCTTGTGCTATAGCGTCTTTATCATCTATATCATCATCCTCTTCTAAATTATCTAATTCTTGTTTTAAGTTTTGAACTGCTATCGTAGTATCTTCTATTTCTTCTTTAGATGGAAGTTCTTCATTTAAATTACCAATTTCTTTAGCGGCTCTAATAAGGTCATTTCTTGCTTCATCTTCGCTAACACCTCTATATTTAGCAATACTTTTAATAGCACGCATCGCAATACGTTTTTCTTCAGTTGAAGCACTTTCAGTTAAAGTTTCTATAATATTTTCCTTTATAAACTTATTTAAGTCAGATCTTTTCATTATATTGTAGTTTTTATTATAAATATGTTAAAGGTTAGTAAACTTCAATATTTGATTAATACGTTCATCTGTTGTGCCTTTAATTACTTCTACATTATCCATCATATATGAATACCTTTTAATTAAAGTTGTTATAGTAAAATCAATTAAATCTCGATAATGTTCATCTGTTTCACGAACACCATTATCTTCAATAGGTAGCCCATAAGGGGATATATAAAATATATAATCATATTCCCTAATAAATTCTTTAGCATACTGTTCAAATACATCTTTATCTTGATGTGGGATGGATTTAGCATTCATTGTAAACGCCATAACATCGAGTACGGTTCTATCTGTAATAATATTACCCTGCATTAATTCGGCACAACGTTCTGCTAAAAATACTGTTTGACCCTTTAATGTTGAATCTGTATTTAATGGAATACCTAAATCGCTTAAGTATTTACTACGTTCTGTAGCAAAATTATAATCTTTAAATTGTGGTAATTTTTGTAGAGCATTAACCAATGTTGTTTTACCTACACTCATTGTGCCACATAAACCTATTTTCATATTTTTAATTTCTATGATTTTGACCTTTAGGTGCTGGTTGTTTATACCAAGGCAGCCCTGTTTGATTTCTAATTGCTTCTTTATGATCCTCTTTACTAAACTTTATACCATATAAATGATATTCTGCTTTTCTCTCATTGCCCTCAGGTATTAAAGCTGGTCCTTCCCAATTATGTAGTTTACCATCCCAAATATAAGCTATAGTTCCATCTGCTTTTTTTAATCTTCGACTTTTAGGCCACTCGTTTTCTTTATTTTTCATACTCTAATATACGTAAAATTTATATGGATTCCTAATTTTTTAATATATCTTCTGCAACATAAGTTCCTTGTGCACCACTCACCGTTATACCTCTAGCAGAAAGAGCATCACCAACAAAGTGGACGTTAGGATACTTGGTAAGGGCTAGATTAGAATAATCGACAAGTGGTTCAGGAGAAAGATATTTTACTTCAGGCACATAAATACCCCAATCATCTTTTAATGTTGGGAATACTTTTTTCATGTCTTCAATAAAATCATACACATACATAAAGTATGGTTGCATAGATTTTGCTATTTTATGTAGTGTATCTACTTGTATAGCTGATACATTTACACCTTCAGATGTGGTTGATGGTTTTCTACTTGGACTATAATATAATCCTGTACCATCTATCTGTAATTTTTTAACTACATCTCTAGACCAATCAAATGGTTTATCAATGCCTTGTACTTCCATTAATATACCAAAATTGGTCATATCATTTCGGAATGCTTCATCTTTTTTAGCGTGTCCATTGTATGAATGATCTCCATACGTTTCTTCAACGGCAACATATGCTGCATTGTTGTTTGTACAGAAAGAACGTAGTGATATTCCTTTGTCTTCATATT